ATCCTATACAGTTGGAAGAAAATACTAAGAAAGTCGGGTGGCAGCTCTAAAAGGATATTAACTATCCTAAAAGCTATAACTCAACGGGAACTACCCAGACATGTATACGATCCAGTGTATAAGTATTATTATACTGACTTTTCGGGGAACAGTTTTCTAGTAAATCCAAGTGCTCTGCTTATAAATAGATATAAGTGGAAAGATAAAGAAATAGCAGACTATATCGGTCTAGCTAGCTTTAGAAGTACTGGAGATTACATGGCAACTGGAAAGGTAACATTAGACTTAGCCCATAGCCCCATGGGACAAGACGCAATCAACAACAACAAACTACTTCGTATTGACAGAGGTGAAATCCACTTCCTTTACGAAGATTACACAGGAGAAAAATAATGGCAGGTTTAGGCTTTGGTTCAGTTAAGGGTTCAGCTAAGAAAGAAAAAGCTGACTCATATAAAATGGTTGATGGAGACAATTCAGTTCGTCTCTTCGGAAATATCCTAGCACGTTACGTGTACTGGATTAAGGGTACGAATGGCAAGAATCTTCCATTCGAGTGCCTTGAGTTCAATCGTGAGACTGAAACCTTCGATAAGGCTGAAAAAGATTGGGTAAAAGAATTTTATCCTGATCTTAAGTGTGGCTGGTCATACTCAATGATGTGCCTAGATAATGGTGTTCCAAAGATCTTCAACTTCAAGAAGAAGCTCTTTGACCAGATTATGGCTAACATTGAAGACCTTGGTGATCCTACAGACCTCGACAATGGTTGGGTTCTAAAGTTCAGCAAGAAGAAGACTGGTCCTCTACCAATTAACGTAGAGTACACTCTACAGACCATTAAGTGTCAGAAGTCAAAGGGTCCAGCTACTCAAGAAGAGCGTGATGCTATTGAAGCATCAAAGACCATTGAAGAACTTCTACCTCGCGCAACTCCAGCAGCTCAGAAGGAACTTCTAGAGAAGCTACAGAGTGGCGATGCGGACACTATTGATGAGTCAGTAGAAGAAGAGCTCAACGTTCAGTAATCAAGTAAGCCCAGCTAATCTCGGTTAGCTGGGCTTCTTATTCGGAGAATTATGAGTAAATTATTATTAGCTGATATACATATTAAGCTAGGACAAAAGAATGTACCACGTGAGTGGGCGCTAAAGCGCTACGATATGTTCTTTGACCAAGTAGCTGAAGTAGAAGATAGTGTGGATGAAATCATCATCCCAGGCGACTTGTTTGATAGGATGCCAACTCTAGATGAGTTATCGTTGTACTTCAAGTTTATTTCGCAACGTACTAAGCGAACGATTATTAGTACCGGAAACCATGAAGCCACAAAGAAAGGTAGAAGCTTCTTCACGGAACTCAAAGGAGTTACAGAAAGACTTAACCCTAATGTGGAAATTGTGGTTGACTATATTCATGATTCAGAAGACTACTATGTGGTTCCTTATGAGTTTGTGAAAAACAAAAGTACATGGGACGAGCTAGACCCTAGGTATGTGTTTACCCATGTTCGTGGAGAGATTCCACCACACGTTAAGCCAGAAATTAATTTAGACTGGCTAGACAAGTTCCCTATAGTATTTGCGGGCGATTTACACTCTCACTCTAATACCCAGAGGAACATAGTATATCCGGGCAGTCCTATGACTACTTCTTTTCATCGAAGCGAAGTACAGGCTGGATATATTATTATTAATGATGACTGGACTTGGGTATGGAAAGCTTTTGATCTTCCACAACTTATACGCAAGACAGTATCAGACCCCTCTGAAATGATCCCTACTGACTTCCACCATACAATCTATGAACTGGAGGGTAACATTAAGGATTTGAGTAAGATCGAACATAGCGACTTACTAGATAAAAAGCTAGTAAAACGTAGCAGCGATACTGCTCTTGTTCTAGATAAGAAGATGACTATTTCCGAGGAACTTACAGAGTACCTGCGATATATTCAGGAACTACCTGATGTTGAAATAGATAACATTATGGAGGTGTTTAATGAGTACGGTGGTACTTCAATCAATCAAATGGGATAAGTGCTTTAGCTTTGGTGAAGATAATTTCATTGACCTCAGTAGCGAGCCATTAACACAGATTATCGCACCCAATGGATACGGTAAATCTTCTATCCCACTTATTATGGAGGAAGCCCTCTATAATAAGAACTCTAAGGGAGTAAAGAAAAGTGACATTCCTAATCGTTTACTTGACGGTAGTTATTCTGTTAAACTTCAGTTCTCCGTCGATAATGATATATACTTGGTATCTACTGAACGTAGTTCCGGTATTAAAATCCGTCTCTTCAAAAATGACGAAGATATTAGTAGCCACACTGCCACCAATACCTTCAAACAAATCGAAGAACTAATTGGAATAGATTTCAAGACATTTCAACAGTTGGTATATCAATCGACAAATAGTAGTTTGCAATTTTTGACGGCTACTGACACTAATCGGAAAAAATTTCTAATAGATCTATTTGATCTAAGCGAGTATACGAAGTTGTTTGAGGTTTTTAAAGAAGCCTCTAAGCACCTAGGACTGGAAGTCAATACACTAGAAAGTCGGATTGAAACTATCAACAAATGGGTTAGCAATAACTCTACGTTAGATTTAGTAAAATACGATTTGGAAGAAATTCCAGAACGACCAGATTTCGGCACAGAAGTCGGGGATTTGAACTCCAAACTCTCAAATATAAAATCTCACAATACAGCAATTCAAAAGAATAATCTATTGAAAAAGCAGTTGACTGAAATTGATATTGAGGAACTACGCAGTGTCGATCTAGTCAAGGAGTCTTACGATGAGTATCAGGGTGAAATTGGTGAACTAAAGTCTGCCAAGACTGCTGCTGATGCTGTTATTAAGAAACTAAAAGGTCTAGAGGATAAGTGCCCAACTTGCCTACAAGACATTGATAGAGACTTCTACGATGACTTGCTCACAAGTAATACGGCGAGTTCGACACAGTATGCTGAACGTATATCTGTGCTAGAGACTGCTGTCGAACAGATCAAGAAGAATAATCGTCTTTTTGATATGACTCAAGCAGAGATTAAAGAGTGGGAACAGCTCGATAAAATGGTAGATCATACCATGGGCGAAGATTTGCTCAGTGCTTCTGATATTGAGGAAGAACTGAAGGTTATTAAGAACTCCCTAGCTAAAGTCGATGCTGAGATTGCCAAGCTAACAGCCGCTAACAATGAGGCTATCAAGCATAATAGCAAGATTGATATTTATCTAGAGCAGAACGAAGCATTTGCCCAACAGCTTAAAGAAGCTAAAGAGCAAGTCTGGGTTCTGAATGATAAGTATAAAAATCTTGAAGTATTGAAGAAAGCTTTCAGCACTAATGGTCTGATTGCCTACAAACTGGAAAACCTCGTTAAGGATTTGGAAGTATTTACAAATGAATACCTATCAGAATTATCAGATGGACGCTTTACAATCGAGTTCAGCATATCCAGTGATAAGCTTAATGTTGTTGTCACAGATGAAGGCAAAGAGATCAGTATCAGTGCACCTTCGAGTGGAGAAATGGCTAGGATCAACATTAGTACACTTCTTGCCATCAGAAAGCTCATGTCTAGCATCTCAAGGAACACCATCAACGTCCTATTTCTCGATGAGGTCATTAGCGTCCTCGACGATTACGGACGGGAACGTCTCGTTGAGGTATTGCTCCAAGAAGAAGGCCTTAATACTTTCCTCGTCAGTCACTCCTGGACACATCCCTTGGTGGATAAACTAAGCATCAAGAAAAAGGACAGCATTAGCTGGATTGATCGTGGTTAACCCTCGACAAAAAGGTGCTATAGGAGAGAATAAAGTTAAGGAGTTCCTAGATTCTAGGACTCCTTATACTTTTGAGCGTACTCCAGGCTCAGGAAGCGGAAATATAAAAGGAGACTTATACATTCCTAAGTATAGAAATGTATACTGCATAGAAGTTAAGAACTATGCAGAGTCTCCCTTTAATGACAAAATTTTAACAAATAAAACGAACGACTTTGTACTTTGGTGGACTAAGCTACAGAAACAATCTGCAGCGATGAGACCACTTCTTTTCTTTAGGTACAATCGTTCAAAGATATTCGTCGCTACAGATATAAAGCCAACTAATGTTGAAAAGTATATTGACATTCCGTGGCTAAACTGCTATGTTATGTTATCAGATGAATGGATAGAAAAGGAAACAATTAAATGGCTAATTTTGTAGATAACAGGCGGCCAGAGAATCTGATGATCGTTGACACAATGAACCTCGCCTTCCGCTGGAAGCATGCGGGACAAAGTAGTTTTGCTCAAGATTATCTTAGCACTGTTCTATCACTCGCCGCATCCTATGATGCTGGCACAATTATTGCGGCTGCTGACTGGGGCGGATCATCCTATCGCAAGGAAATCTATCCAGAGTATAAAGCTAATCGCAAAGATCTAGTAGAAAAGCAGACTCCTGAAGAGAAGGAGCAAGCTCGTCTATTCTTTAACGAGTATGAGCGTACCCTAGAAGTTCTAGATAAGCACAAAGATATTCAAGTATTCAGGTATAAAGGGGTTGAGGCCGATGATATTGCAGCGTATATCTGCTCTAGGTTATATGATTATGGCTTTAGTCAAGCTTGGCTTATCAGCTCTGATCGTGACTGGGACCTTCTTATTAGTGAGTATGTTTCTCGCTTTTCTTATGTTACTAGAAAAGAGCACACGCTTGATACGTGGGATTATCCCGTAACGCCCGAACAATACATTTCATACAAGGTTCTAACTGGAGACGCAGGAGACAATGTTCTCGGCATACCAGGTATCGGACCCAAACGTGCTGCCGCTCTTATCGAGCAGTATGGCAGCGCACTCGACATTTACGATCAGCTCCCTCTGCCTGGTAAACAAAAGTTTATTCAGGCACTAAATGACAGCAAGGATCTAATTCCACTTAACTACGAACTAATGGATCTTGTTAGCTTCTGTCAGGAAGCTATCGGATACGACAATGTTCAAGATATTGGCCGTAGATTGGCCTTTGGAGACAAGTAAGCATGGTTAGTACCCGCGCACAAATTATTACAAGACGTACATATAATCGCCCACTCAACGAAGAGGGCACAGAATTTGAAACTTGGGCACAGACAGTGGCACGAGTTATAGACCACCAGGAGTGGTTATGGACACGAGCAGTTGGCGGACGCGAACTTACTGACATTGAATACGCAGAACTCTATGACCTAGAACGTCTTATGCTAGAACGTAAGGTATCTATGTCGGGTCGTACACTATGGCTTGGCGGAACTAAGGTTGCTAAGTATCGTGAAGCTAGTCAGTTTAACTGTAGCTTTACAGAAGTAGAAACAGCATACGATGTAGTCGACTGTTTATGGCTACTTCTACAGGGCTGTGGCGTAGGCTTTAAGCCTGTAATCGGT